TCCAAAATGCACCGCCAATGACGGTGCTTAGCGGTGTTTTGATCATTAGATAGCTTCCGATACGATTAACAAAACTTGTGATGTATTGCTTTTCCATGCATACAATGGACCTAAAGAACCATCCACATAGAGCTTTCGGTCTTTATGATTTGCTGTAACGCTTGCAGGGGTTGTTGCAGAAAATACAAAATGAAAATCACCGCCTTGGCTTTCCATGTATGCGGCTTTTGCGGTGATGAGTTGCGGTGTATTCGTGAGAGTTACTGGGCGAGTAGCCATAATTTCTCCTTAGATAATAAAAAACCACCTTTCGGTGGCGGGGTTTAAATTTGTTTAGTTCACTCGGAACTCAGCCCGAATAATCTTTCCATAAAAATTATCATCACTCATGCTTTGTGGCGCATGAACTTTGTAAACCTCTAAGTGTGAAGCACCAAAGGACTGCAGAAACAAACGCCAAGCATCACACAGGTTAGTCATGGCAAGAGTGCCTTTATTCTTTGGTGCAAAGCATTGAATTGAAATAATGCCTTGATCTCGAATACACGGGCCATTACCAATCGCTACCACCTGACTATCAGCGTACTGTACAAAAACCTTACACCAAGGCTCATCTGTTGGCGCTTTGAATGGTTGCCCATTATTTAAAAGCTGATTCTCAATTCGAAGGTTTGCTTTTTCTACACCAGTGAATTGACCAATTTTTTTATAGATTTCAGTTTCAGCTTGAGAGAGTGTCATCATTTGTATTTACTCACAACTGACTGGAACGATAATGCATAAACACCATTAGGTGCTTGCTGACTCCAACCATTTTCCAAACGTGTACCGTATGGGCTTAATGTCTGGATATAAACAAGACCGCCTATTTTTGCGGTAGAGGCAACCTTTAAGCCTTCCGCTAAAGTTGAACCACCTGATAGATCAAAGCCTTTCTCATATGTGTTTTGAGGTGAAGCAAGCGTAACTTTATGGGATGCTCTATATTCACCATCCATCACAGGTGAGCGAGTAATTACTTGCTGTAGTGTTTCACCAATAATCTTTTTATGAAGGACATCCACATCTTTAAGCACTTCGATTGCAAAATTAGTCGGTTTGTTTTTCCAGGCCATCAGTTTCACTCTCCTGAAACATCGCAAAAAGATCCTGAGCAATGCGCTGTATTGAATATGCTTCAAACTCAATGCTCGGCTCTTTTTCGCCCATAAGGATTTTTATACGCTGCCAAATATGTACAGCCTCATGCAATAAAAGGCCATGAATTTGAGGTAATGGCCGATCCTCAACATCACCTAACTGAACAATACAATGCTTTCCATTTTCGTAGTAATCAACTTGAGCAGCACATTCCAGTGATAAGAACTCATCAGCATCTTTCACCTCATCAAATAAGAGAGCAAATTGATCTTGATTTCGGACTAGAGTGTATTTTGAGTGTTCAAAAGGTGAAATATGCCATTCAGGCACATAGTTATTATTAATCATGCACCCACCTTTCTTAGTTGAATTGAATAGGTGGCTGATGCTGGGTCAGCACCAATATTCACCACCTTAAATTTACCGTGACTAAATACCCACTCATCACCGATTTGTGGAGCTTGTGATAATTCATTTTGCAGCACGATAGCTTTAGCATCCGTCACCTGGTAATCAGTCGGCTTCACCAAATCTTTTAAATAATTACCAAGAACGCCACGACCAGAATACGATTCATTGCCAATAACAGGATAAGTCTGCGTTTCAAAATCAAACTCACCGGAGTAAATCAGCTTTTCACAAGTGAAGGTGTCGACTGCATCAGCTAGATCCTCATCGAATGCGGCTGCAAGTTCTTCTTGAAGTTCATCTCTCATAGTCGATCCAGCCATTGCACGCCTTGCGCTTTAATATATGGCGCAATCAGCTCATTAATAAACTGCTCATACACGTTCAAATCTTCCGAGCCATCAGCAAAGGTTTTTGAAACACTGGTGCCTGATTGAGCTGAAATGGTTTTGCTTGTCACCGTGGCTTTTTTGCCTTGGTACAGCTTGCCTGCAATGATGCCTTTAATGACTTCATACGATGCTAATTTAAGAGGTTGTGGCACTTCTGCACCATCTGTATATTCTTTAATGTTACGAGAGCGCAGGTACGCTTCTGATTGAGCAAGTAAACGAGCTTTATCACTTTGAGTGGCAAAGTCTGGAATATTCTCAAGGGCATCTGCTTCGGTGATATAGCTCATATTATTTACTCAGGTTTTGGTTCAGGTTTTGGCTTAGTTGTTTTTGGTTTTGGTTCAGGCTGCTTTTCAGTTTCCTGTTTTGCTTTTTCTCCCGCCTCTCGACGCATGCGGTTAAATGCTGCTAATCCCATGTTTTATCCTCCAGAAAATGGAAAGGCAGAGCCGAAGCCCTGCCAATTGATTAAGCGATTTTATGCTTGAATGCGACCATACGGATCTGTTTATTTTCATAAACACGCGACCAGTTAGTGCCAGTTGCAAGACCTGTATTGTTTGGCGCAATACCTGTAGTGCCTGCCCACTTCACACCACGGGCATGCAATACAAAGTGTTGACGGTTAATCAGGATGTCTGAACCTGCCAAGCTATCACGATCCGTTTCCACGCCAACCGGTGCACCCACGTTTTGATAACCAACAGCACCTTCACCGAATAAATAAGTGGTGTAGACACCTGTGTCCACTGGCAAGCCATCATCAACAATGACGCGCTTATCCATGTATGTGCGATACAAAATCACACCATCAGCATCACGCACGGTTTGGATCAAGCCATCTTTAGCAAGTTTCGCCATCACAGCCGAGTGCATTGCAACCGCAGTTAATTTATCAACCGCATCACCGAGCTTGTAAGACGCATCAATAAATGAAGCGCCATCAATCACGGCTGCCGCGCCTGTACCGCCTGAAATATCCAAGATATTGTTAGTCATGGTTGATGCTGCAAAAACACCTTTAAGCGAACCAAGCAAGATACCTTGGTATTGACGCGCCCAGTAATCAGCAACCAAGTCACCAATCGCACCCATTGGATCATCACCTGACAGTGCTTTTGCAAGGTCATTTGCGCCCCATGCTTTACCGCGAGCATGTAGGATTGCAACGTCTTTAGATGCTGCAATGTTGTTTACAGTTAGAGCCGTAGCATCGGTAAGTACTTCAGCTTCGCCAGTTAAATCGTTCCAAAATGGAAGATTTACGGTTGTACCGCCAGCCGTACCGAATGCGATTGGTTGGTCTAATGTGCTAACAATGCCAGACTGCCACAATGCAGACAGTTCAGCGGTTCGATTGATCACGTACTGGTTGAATAACTCAGGTACGATCACATTTGCAATTTTAGTTTCAGCCATTGAGCCTCATCCTTTTAATTTAATTGAATGCCATGTTCCGCTGCTAATTGCTTAGCCAGTTGCGGATTTTCATTTCGTAATTGACCAAGCTTAGTCAGATTGACCGAGCCATCAGCTTTTAGAATGTCTACCTTGCCGCCACCTTTTGAACCCTGCGCCCCTGAACCTTGTGGATTCCCCCACAACAACGGTTTAGATTCACGCAATGAAGTCAGCCAATCAGTAATTGAAAGCGGTGTTTTACCATCCTTACCATTGATTACTTCACCTTGAGCATTCACCGCCACAGGATCGCCATTTGCATCTAGCTTGAATTGGTTTTGAGCCAACATATTCACCAGATCAATCGCTTCAGGTTGTACCCCTGCTTGAGCTGCATAAGTTGCAATAAAGCCCCCTAAAACCTTGCTTTCTAATGTTTGAGCACGTGAAGTTTGTTCACTTAATTTCTGCTCATAGTCGCTTCGCATCAGGTCGGTTTTTTGAGCTAAGACTTCATCAAACTTCCCCTCGGAAAGTTTCTTGGTGATATCGTCTTGCTTTGCTTTTTCTGCAAACTGCAAAAGTGTTTCCACATCAACACCATCGAACTTAGATTTAAACTCTTTAAGCTCTCCAAATTTGCCTAGCAATTCAGAGTTCTTTGTTTTTAAACCTTTTGTTTGTTCTTCAAGGTAGGCTTGGATTTTTAGGTCATTAAAATCAATCTCTTGATCTTGGTTGCCTTGGTCAGACATTTGAAACTCCTTGAGTTACCGCCTAGCGGATTTTTGACATAAAAAAAGACCCTTTTGGGTCGTATTTGGAATTGGTTTAAATACCTAATGCTTTAAAAGTCTTCTCATCCAAAATCTTGAGTTCAGCAAGTGAATACTGCCGACCAAGTGGATCAACAAACTTGTCTATCGAATAATTGCCATCTTTAAATAGCTTGTATCGCTTTTCACCGAGCCATTCTCTTTGGAAAAAATCATCTGCTTTATCAAAGAACTGCCTGAATGATGTGTTGGCGTCCAATTGCCCGATAATGCCGTCGCGCTGATCTTTGGGAATATCTTTAACTTTACGCTCATCCATTACGAATGGTCGCTTGCCTGCCAGATTGCCATCAGCATCAACACCAACCAATACAGATCGGCAATGCGGATGAAGTGGCGGTCGTCTAATCTTAGGGCTTTCAATCTCCCACATGGATTGGTCAAGACTGGCGCACGTTTTTGACACACGGCCATCCAAAGTTGCTACAAATTTCACATGCGTAAAACCTAAAGCTTTATAGGTATCCATATAAGCCGTATTCGCAACATGACTTCTCGCAGTCCTCACCACTCGATCAATATCACCTCTCGACTGCTGCAAAATACCATCTTGATAATCAAAAGCTTTTTTACCTTTGATACGCTGCACAATCTGTTGATTTGTCTGACCATCCGAAATGCCTTGTCGAATCGCATATTCAACTCTTAATCGAGCATCATCTTTGATTTTGTCGAATAATTCATCAAGTAATGCACCACCAACAACAGGAATCTTTTTGGTAGCCTTGTAGAGCTTTTCGCCATTTGGCTTGATTGATTCACCAACGATTTTAGCTGCAAAGGCTGCCTCATGAACTGCCAGTGCTGTAGCTGAAACCGCAAAGGCTTCAGGTAGTACAGTTACAAGTGTGGATTGCCATGCAGCAAATATGCCTCGAATCTCTTGTAAAAGTGGCGTTGTATATTGACCACCACTTAACGCAACTCTTTCAGCATCCGATAATTCATCGAGTAAATCTCGAAGCTTGCTTACCATGGCGTTTGATTCGCCATTAAATAGCGATATGAGCTTGTTTACTTCACCGCTAGATAATCTATAGGAATATGCTGCATGTTGCGCTATAGCGCTTAGAATTGCGTCTTGTGATGTGTTCATACGTTACTCAGTTGGAATATTTCCACCCATCGGCACTTTAGCTGAATCTTCTTCAATCAAATCATCCTCAGCACTTTTATCACGCTCTGGAATCTTGCCGGTTTGCAGATAGGTCCAAACCGTATCAGAGCTGATTTTCCCCGCCATCATCAAATTGGACAGTTGAGCCAATACTTGAGGGTCAATGTCTTGAGCAAATTCAAGCGGAACAGTAAATCGAATCTCGGAAGCATCAAGACCAAGCCACAAAGCGGCATACTTACATGCTTGCTCAATCGCTTCTGCTGCTGCTTTTACAACTGTGTGTAGACTTGCGTGCTGATCATTTTGGCGAGCCTTACGCGCCTCACCTGACTCATTAGAACCCGAATCAAGAACCTTCGCCCCGGCCTCAACTGCGCTATTCTTTTGAGATTCCATTTCAGACTTGGTTTTTTCAATACCATTGCCTTGAATCTCTAAATAACCACATGTTGCACCTTGTGGTAATTGCCAAGCGACAATTGGACCAGTGACTTTTAACTCAGTATCTTGAGCGCCAGTCGTATAAGGTTGTGGGTGAGCCGTCAGGTATAAGCTTTGGAAATAGTCAGCACTCAATTGATAATATTTGATTGCACACTTCGCCATGGTCAGCAAAGGAATATCATCAATTTCAGGCGTATTGTCGAGAGAGCCACCAAATACAAAAGGAATGAAGTCCAATCGCTTAACACCCATCGCTGGCTCAAACTTTTGAATATCACCGCCTTTATCATCAAGCAGATTCACTTCATAAAGACCATCAACCAGTTCAAGCTCACGATATCGATCAACCTTATCGTGTCCGTACTTGTCTTGACCTTCTTTTAAATGCTTCTCTTGCAAGACAATGAGCTTTGAATCTTTACGCCCACCTACATCACCAGTCTTCCAGTTAATAATGCTAAGCGCGTCATACATAGCGATATACGGCTGACCTTTATCATCAAAGTCAACCAGTAAGCCGTAACGACCTTCACTCAATGCCTCCACACAACAACGAATAAATAATTGATCAAGACCAAAGCCGTCATCGGTTGCCTGAGTCTTTAAAATCTCAAGCTGACTATGGACCAGATTAATTTCAGGTTTTAACCTGGTGAGCAATCCATTCATCGAACGCAAAGAATCTTGCACCCATAGCGGATATTGGGCGCGGCTCATATAACCTTTGTAGATTTTACCTTCCGCGTCCATTCCTTCGCGCTCAGCAACGATCATGCCCGGTGTTTTGGAAAGATAGATTTCATTCTTTTGTTTGACTAAATCATCAAGTGCATCGCGCATCATTACCCATTTCGGCAAGTGCTTTGAGTACTCAGGGTGTTGGGTGCTTACACTCATAATAAACCTACTAATCTTGTTTGTTTGACTTTACGATCTCTTTTACTCATCGCCACTGCAAAATATCTAAATCCATCAGCACCATGCGAAGTGTGGTCATGCAGAGGCTTGTCTTTCCAAAACCCTTTGTCATCCCACTCTTTACGATAGTTTTCCAAGCAGGCAATACCTTGTTCACACTTGGCTTCATCAAATTCGCAATACTGTAAAATCTCTCGGACTTGCTCAATACCGTCCATAATTCCAATATTCGGAACTACAGTGAAATTGACTGAATAGATCTGCCCATCAATTTCATAACCTTCTTTGGCAATATCTAAACGAGATTTACCATCATTCATCATTGAGCGGTTTTGAATGTCATGTGGTGCATAGTGTGCTGAGTAGGTATAGCCGCGATCCTTCAGAACTTTGAAGTAATGCCGCATCCCTTCGCCTGAGTTTTCGTAGTAATCGATAATCTGGTAACTGATGTCAGATAGCTTTCTGACAAACCAGATCACCATTGAATCCGATACACCCAAATCCCAAAAGGTCATCACGGGCAAATGCGAGTTATCAGGCAAATCACCTATGCGTTTATCAGCATAAATTTGCTTAAACTGCTTAGAGTAATAAGCGCCCTCAATTGACTGCTGAAATGCTTCCTCTGGAATAGATGGATACTCGCGCTTGATATCATCACCGAGCGTTTTCTCTTTGCTTGCGTACCATGCTTGCTGTTCTGGTGTGGTTTTGATTCCGTGTTTGGATTCAAGCTTTGTAAAATATTCTTTTAATCGCTCTGATAATTCAGTTGTGACCGGGATGGCATATTCAGCATTTTTCCACCATGAGAAAAAAAAGAATTTCCACTCTAAGGCATTCAATGTTCTGCTTTGCAGTTTTAACTTTTCAGACTCTTGGCAGTAGTCATAAAAATAACCCGACCGACCTTCAGCCGTGGATTCAAGTGTAATTTTTCCGCCTAAAGGCACAGCTTCAAAAGCACCAGTCACAATCTCTTTTGCTTTTTGTGGATACTTGGCGCAAATCTTACCGAACTCTGACACATGCAGACTGTAAAGCGTGCCACCACGGAATGATGTTGATACCGTGACGCTTCCGCCCTTCTCAAACACCAACTCACTTGTAGTTTCCTTACTGACCGGATTCATTTCCTTGATGTCATTATGTAGACGGTCATAAGCGTATTTGGTTTTATTCCTGAATAGTCGCTCTGCATCTGGTCGGGTATGAGCAATCATTGCACAATGTTTTTTACCGAATAATGCAGCATCTAATTGAATGATGCACATCTCAGTTGTAAAGCCGAGCTGGCGAGCTTTCAGGATGACATTTTTATCATGCATGCCGTCGTAATATTCAAGTTGCTCTGTGGTCATCTTGAACTTGATGCATTTGCCGTTTTTGTCTTCGATGTAATACAAGTTATTTAAGCGTTTAAATCTATCTTTTAGGGTTTTAAGCTGTTTTTCAGTAAGCATTCAAACTCCTTAGAATTGATTATCCTCGCTTATTTCATCTAGTAATTCACCGAGCTGCTGTTTGACTTGGATTTGACCTGAGTGTTGAACCTTGTCAACAAACATACCAAGGTGCTTTCCAAGATGCGCCCATGCACTCACACGCGCTGATTGAGTAGAACCTTCCGAGTTGTCCTGTGCTTCTTTAAGTAAGCCTTTCACGACCATTTCAGTTGTAATG